CCTATGCTAGGGTTAGACCCGGCGGAACACCTCTTAGAGTTCAATATCGAAGAGAAATTACGCGGCTCGTTTGAAGAGCAAGCCGCCGTAGCTTCCGCCGCCGTTGGCGCGCCGTATATGACTAGGAACGAAATACGTCGTATGAACAATTTACCGTCAATCGACGGCGGCGACGATTTGATTATGCCGTTGAACCTCGCAACAGAGAATGTTTCACGTGAAACAGACAACGGAGAAGACGCGGCTGACAATGTTTCACGTGAAACATTGGAAAACGACGTACCAGAGGCGGCTAAGTCGATTATTGACTCTCACGGCGACCGCGCCCGGCGTGTTATCGCGGCGAAGGGTGATAAACCAGAGGTTCGAGAACGTTTAGCCCGCGAATTGGCGCAAGATTTGGCGGATTTCCCAGAATTGGCGGAAAAAGCCACTGATTTATCGACAACTGCCGCCGGATTGAGCACAAACGTAGTAGAAAGTGGTGATGTTTCACGTGAAACATAAATCCCTTGTGGTGGACGTGAACACCACCACCGAAACAGGTGTTTTCACCGGTTATGCGTCCGTATTTAATAACGTCGATTTAGCAAATGATGTTGTTGTCCCCGGCGCGTTTGCCGAAACGCTACAGTCATACGGCCCGAACGGTGAGAATATCCCGTGCTATTGGAACCATGTTCTAGATGACCCGCGAATGTGCATCGGCTGGACTCTGGAAGCCCGCGAAGATGAACACGGGCTGTTCGTTCGAGTTCAACTCGACCTCGATTCAGAGGTTGGTGCGAAAGCGTACCGCATGCTACAGCGCGGCCTAGTTCGACAGATGTCAATAACCTACATCGTTGAACAGGAAACACCCAATAAAGATACAGGCGTGTGGTACCTGCAAAAATTGAAACTTTTTGAAGTCTCTGTTGTTCCGGTTGCGGCTAATCAGGAAGCAGAGATTTTGGACGTGAAGGCAGACCGCCCTAAGCGGGAACGCCCCTCAAACGATACAGAGGAAAACGAAGAGAAGCCTCTAGATAGCGAAGGCAGTAGCGAAGAGGAGCCTCAACCGGTCAATTCGGAGGATGAAGAAATTCACAACGAAGAGGAACCGGAGCCGGTCAATTCGCGTGTTCTCGCACTAGCTACTGAGGTTGAACTAACCAACATTCGACTATCCATTATGGAGGTAATCTCGTGAATCTGACTGAACAGCGAGACGAAATTATGAGCAAGACAGGCGCGCTTATTGAGAAGGTGCGCAAGGGTGAAGTGCTGACCGAAGAAGAGAAGTCCGAAATGGATACCCTCAAGACTCAGGCGGCGGAGCTTTCCGACCGTTTCAAGCGAGCAGAAGAAGCAGAGGCGCTTATGAAGTCCCTCGGTTCCCGCGAAGTCGCTGTACGCGAAGAGGAACCTGCACAGGCTCGCTCTCTCGGTGAGTATTTCGTACAAGGCGCTAAGAGCGCTGGCATTACCCGCCGCTTCAAGGCTGGCAACCGTGTAGACCCGTTCGACCTGCCCGAATACACCGGCTCGAAGGCCGCAGGTGACGTTATCAAGCTCGATAACCTACAGGCTACTGCCGGGCATCTCATTACCCCCGATATTGACCGCAATATCGTTACCGCCTACACTCAGCGCCCTACTATCGCCGCATGGCTCGGTGAAGGCACCATCGCATCTAACGCTATTGTCTACTTTGTAGAAAAGGTGTGGGACAAGAGCGCTAACGGCGATTTCGCTACTGTTGCTGAGGGTGCAGACAAACCCGGCATGACCCCGCCCGGATATACGGAAGTTACCGAAAATCTCAAGAAGATTGCGGGCTGGATTAAGCTCTCTATGGAGATGGCGGAAGATGCTTCCTTCCTGGTTTCTGAGATTAATAACCGTCTGCTTTTGCAGTTGATCATTTCTGAGGAACAGCAGTTGCTTTCCGGTGATGGTGCAGGAACCAATATCAAGGGTATTCTGAACCGTGAAGGCTTGCAGGTCAAGACCTCTGCTAACGCCGCCGGTAACCTGGATGCCGTGTACGAAGCTATGAACAGCGTCTACACTAAGACCGGTCTTCGTGCAGACGGTATCGTTATTAACCCTGCCGATTACGAAAAGTTCCGCCTTCTCAAGGACGGCAACGGCCAGTACATCGCCGGTGGCCCCTTCCAGGGACAGTATGGCGTTGGTGGCGTTCTGCAAGACCCGCCGCTATGGGGTCTGAACACTATCCAGACCACCGCTATTGCCGCCGGTACTGTGCTCATTGGTGCAGGTAAGGCCGCCGCAACCGTATACCGCAAGGGTGGTATTCGCGTTGAGACTTCTAACGCAGATGGTAACGACTTCACTAAGAACCAGTTCACTATTCTTGCTGAAGAACGTCTCGCACTTGCGGTTCGCCGCCCGGACGCTTTCGTGAAGCTGACTCTAGGGAGCTAATTCTAGGGAGCTAATTCTCATGAAGCACTACGAAGTTGAACATCATGGCTTGTCGTATACGGTTCAGCTTCACCCCGATACGGCAGAGGCTATAGGGGCGGAGCCGGTAGTAAAAGACAAGGCGCCAAACCAAAAGAAGAAAGTTTCACGTGGAACACGTAAGAATGTTTCACGTGAAACACCCTCAGAACCGGATACCCCCGGCTCGGAGGTTGAAACTGAGGAATAACGTTGAACTACCCACCTATCCCAGCGTCTACTAATGTAGATGAAGCGATTACGTCCATGATTCGCGCTTATTGCGGCTGGCATGTTGCCCCTGAGGTGAACGAAGCTCGCAAGTTCGATTACGACGGTTCAGGGCGGTTATTCATACCGACCCTGAACCTTGTTGAAGTACAGCGCATTTCTGTAGAGGGGAAAGACCTGTACGACTGGACGTTTTCACAGGATGGGTGGGTAACGTTCAGCCCATCGTACACACCCCCGGCGGGCGACCGCTCGGTTACTATCGAGTTCAAACACGGGTTTCCGCAAGCACCTGAACTTTCGTTTGTGCTTGAACGTGTAAAGGCTCGTTTAGCCGCGCTACCCGCTGCACCGCTTGCGTATCAACGCGCCGGTACACAGTCCGTAGGGTATGCAACGAAGAACGGTAGTATTTTAGGCTTCTCGCTCTCGGATAGCGAGAAGGAAGCCTTGAGTCACTACCGTTTGAAGGAGCAGCCGCTATGAAGTCTGTAGTTTTCCCCGGCTCTGCACAGCCCGCCCCGTCTGTGGTATACCACAAGGCTAAAACGGGTGAAACAGACCGCTACGGCAAACCTACCCGCGCATGGCGCGAACCCGTGCAGGTTGAAGACTTCATCTTGGATGTACCTTCCACTGAGTTGTCGCAAGACGGCGTTACGGTTCGCCCTAACGCAGACGTGACACTTTACCTCCCACCGTCTTACGCGGTGGCTACGGAAGATAAGTTCACGATTACACACCCCCGGCTCGGGATTGGGGTTGAATGCGTTCCTGCGGGCGTTGGTTGGGGCATCACTAACGCCTTCACGGGTGACGCATTCCGTACGGAGGTCAAGCTAAAGGTTCGCCGTGGCTAAGGACACACCATGAAAATCAAATTTAATAAAGAAGCCTTACGCCAGTTGCGCGAGTCCCCCGCTGTACGTGCAAACCTTGAAGCCCGCGCCCAAAAGATAGCAGATGCATCTTCACAGGGCGGGCGCGTGAAGGGTTATATCGTTACTGACCTTGTTTTGGAAAAGCCCCGTGGTGCGGTCTCTGTTATGGCGACCGGCCATGCCGCCTATGATAATCGGAAGCGGCAAACGCTGTTGAAGAATATCAGAAAGGGCGCATGATGGACTTCCAAGACCCTACAGTTACCGCGCGTAGCTACCTTGTGAAACACACCGGCGCGCCTGTGTTCCTTGATGAACCTGATTCGGACTCTTACGACTACCGTAAGCCTTGCATCATTATCAAGGATGTTGGTTCGCGGGTGCTGTATCAAGGCTCTTTTCTAGAGGCATCGCTTCATTTCGACGTTCGCGCGGATACCCGCGAAAACGCAGAGACGTTAGCGCGTCAAGTCTTTTCGATTATGCGTGAGTGGCATGGGCGCGATACCTCAGTTGTTCCTCAAGATAACAATGATTTTCCTAAATGGAGTCCCGAAGCCGATAGGCGGATTCCAGCGTATGAATTTACTTACCGGGCGTGGTTTCGCCCGTCCACACAAAATAGTTAGGAGTGCCTAGCATGGCAGATTCTCTTTCGGGTGTTGCCGCGATTCTCACCGGTAAACCACTCAAGGCAACCGGCGGGGTTACCCGCGCGCCTATCGGTACGCCGCTTCCTACGGATGCGACTACTAAGCTCAATGCAGCTTTCGTTCCGCAAGGTTTCATCTCGGAGGACGGTGTTACCCGTACTACCGACGCATCGGACGACAAGATTAAGGCATGGGGCGGACAGGTTGTGAAGGTTGTCCGTTCTGACTTCTCGGTTAGCTACAAATTTAGCTACATGGAGTCTGCATCGGCTACCACCCTCAAGTCTATTGTAGGTGAAGAGAACGTTACCATCACTGAACCTGAGGCAGGTAAGCATAACGGTAAGGTAGCGGTGAAAATCAACGCTAAGCCCGCGCCGCGCGCTTCCTACACCTTGGAGATGCTGGACGAAAACACCTTCATTCGTGAAGTTATTCCGATTGGGCAGATTTCCGTTTCCGGTGATGTGAAGTTCACCCACTCTAGCGTTATTAGCTACGAAGTTACTATCGAAGCGCTTCCTGATTCCAGCGATAACAACGCTTATGAGTACCAGGATACTGTTCTTCCTGAGAAGCTGGCAGAAACTAAACAGGCTCTAGGCGTTTAATAGCGTCTAGCTCAATACCGCCCCGGCGCGTTTTCGGCTCTCACGCCGGGGCGGGTATCCCCTCTTAGAGCCGATAACCATAACGAAGATAAGGAGCCGAACAATGGCACAGAAAGCCAAAGCAAAGAAGACTTTTACCCGTAAATCACAGAAGCGTTACGAAATGGTAACCTTCACAACCCCGATTTACGAAGAGGAATTTACTTTCCCCGCTGTGAAGCATATGAGTCAGAAACTAGCACTGTCGCTAGATTCAGGTAAGTTCACTGAGTTCTACGAATGGCTTCGTAACGCGGGGGTATCTGAGGAAGAGATTGACGCGTTCGCCTCTTTGGATGGTGAAGAAACTCGTGAATTTATTGACGCTTGGAGTGACGGACAGGTGGCTACCCTCCCAAAATCATAGCCACGGTTGAGCTGTATAACTCGCACCCGGAAGCAGTTATAGCAGAGCTTACCCCGGCGGGTATCCAGTGGCATAACATCGGTGAGACGCACACGTGGGATGAAGTTATTTCGGTTCTCACGTGTGCGCCGCCTTGGGGGCCTATCCAGCGGGCTATGAACCCTAAGACCTGGATTTGGGGTGTACCCGGTTATGACGAATTGGTTACTATCGTTGAGCTTTTAGCCACAGGCAATGTACAACGCGGCAACGCATCGGGTGCTAAGCGCTCTGATTTCCCGCAACGGATACGCCGTCCATATGATGAACGGGATGTTGTGGAAAAGAAGACCGTGGGTAAGGCAGAGGATGCACGGGTTGCGGCGGCAATTGTCAATGAGCATACTGGCGTGGATTTCGCATCGGTATTGACTCGATAATCTAGAGAGGGTGTATTGTGGGCGCTACCGTTGAACTAGCCACTGCCTATATCACACTTGCGGCGGAAACGCGCGGGCTATCGAAACAGATAGCCTCTGAATTGCGGGCTAGTGAACGGTACGCATCTACCACAGGCCGTAATATCGGTGATAATATCCGACAAGGTATTGCGTCTCGCAAACCTGAAGCGGATATTACCGGGCTTCATGAAAAGGTAGAGTCTTCTCAAAAGAAGCTCGCAGCAGCAACAGATAAGGCTTCGCGCGACCGCGCAGCCGCCGCCCGGCGTGTTGAGATAGCAGAGGCTCGACTCTTTGAGGTCAAGCAGAAAGATAACGCTACTGAGTCTCAGGTACTCGCAGCGCAAGACCGCCTAACCACGGCGCGCGCTCGGTATACTGAGGTTTCACGGCGCGGGGTCTCGCAGATTATCGCTCATAACGAAGCGCTCAAATCCGCACAGGCGAACCTCAACGCGGCGACACAGAGCGCTAATAGCGCCCTGTTCGCTCCGGCGAATAACGCCGTATCAACCGTTCGCCGTATGGTTGCTGAGACTGGCAACGCGGGCGGCGTGTTCTCACGTTTCGGCAACCTAGCCCGTAGTGCTTATGACGGCGTGGCTAGCGGTGCGACTCGAACCGCTAGCGTTACTCGCAGCGCATTTAGTGGTGTGGGTGATGTTGCGTCGAACCTGTTCCGTGGACGCTTTTCAGAGGCGTTTAGCACGGTAGCAACCGGCGCGCGAAACACCGCATCTAATATGGCGGGGTCTTTCAGCTCTGGAGCTTCTCGCATCTGGCATTCTCTAACCGGCGCGTTTCGTGGTACATCGGAAGCAGCAGGTGCAGAGGGTGCAGCAGCATCTAGCCGGTTCTCGGGCGGATTCCGTGGGATTCGAGAGCGCATATCTAGCCATTTGCACGGGTCTTTCTCTAGCGCTACTGGAAGCGCAGAGGAAGGCGGTCGCCGGGCGGGTACCGGATTCGGTAACGCTTTCAAATCGGCGGTTACAGGCATTCTCGCTTATGTAGGTATCCAGCAGATTACCGCGCTTACCTCGAATTTCATCAAAGAGGCGGGCGACCTCGAACAGTCGCTTGGCGCTGTTGATGCGGTTTTCAAGGATTCCGCCGGGCAGATGCACGAATGGGCTAAGACCGCTGCAACCTCTGTGGGTATATCTCGCAATGAGTATAATCAGTTTGCCTCCGTGCTCGGTTCTATGCTCAAAAACGCCGGTACGCCTATGGAGCAGCTAGGCGACAAGACTAATAAACTTATTAGTCTTGGTGCAGACCTCGCATCTATGTACGGTGGCACGACGGCGGAAGCAATTGAGGCTATCAGTGCCGCGCTTCGCGGTGAGATGGACCCTATCGAACGATACGGTATTTCGCTCAACGACGCTATGCTTACTCAAGAAGGATTGCGTCTCGGTATCCAGAAAACCGGCGGGTCTTTCGACACTCAGCAGAAACAGCTTATTGTTCAGTCTCTGTTGTTCAAACAGTCAGCAGACGCGCAGGGCAACTTTTATAGGGAAACTGACACTTATCAGCATAAGACACAGGTTCTTGCGGCGAAATGGGCAGACCTTTCAGCTTCTATCGGTGAACGGTTCCTACCCTCGGCGGGTGCAGCGGCGGAATGGGTAACCAATTCCGGGCTACCTGCGTTCGAGCAACTGGCAAATGGTCTAGCTAATGTCTCTCAATTCCTCGGTAATACGATTCAATATTGGGGGCCATTTGTTGCTGGCATGGCAGCAGTGCTTGTACCCGCCGGGTTAGTGGCAGCCGCGATATGGGCAGGTACAACGGCGGTTAGCGCGTTAGCTACCGCTTTCACCGCGTTAGGTGTTGCGGAGGGTGTAGCCTTATGGCCTATCTACGCTATTGTTGCGGGTCTAGCCGTTCTTGTAGGCGGTTTGGTTGCCGCGTACACTAATATTGGTTGGTTCCGTGACTTGGTAAACGGAGCGTTCCAAGGTATACAGTTTGTCGCCGGTATCGTCTGGCAGGCTGTTCTAGATGCGGTGAATGCCTTCGTTACTTGGTGGCAGACCTACGCTCAACCCATCATAGATCAGGGCATACAAGCTATACAGTTCGGCATGATGTGGCTGTGGCAAAACGTCATGATTCCCGCGTGGCAAGGTATCCAGACCGTCATACAGTGGGCATGGGAGAATATTATTCAGCCCATCTTCACCGCCATAAATGATGTGGTCACGCATCTGCTCGCACCCGTCTTTGTATGGTTGTGGCAGACGATTATCACGCCGGTCTGGCAGGGTATCGTGAATGTCGTTACATGGGCATGGACTACAATTCTACAACCCATGTTCCAAGGCATTTGGGCGTTCATCACGGATATTCTCGCACCAGTCTTTACATGGCTGTGGCAGAACATTATTGTGCCAGCCTGGCAGGGTATTAGCGCGGTTATCGGCTTCGTTTGGAATAACATCGTAAAGCCAATATTCGACGCTATCGTTTGGGTGTTACAGAACATTGTAGGCCCTGTGTTTACATGGCTCTGGAACGAAATAGTTACCCCAGCGTTCAATGGTATACGCATCATCATTGAAATTGTCTGGAATGTTATTCGCGTTATTTTCGACGCTATCTATCACGTTCTCAAGGATGTGCTAGGCCCGGCGTTCTCGTGGCTCTGGGAGAACATCGTTAAACCAGTGTTCAACTGGATAGGCGACCACATCGGCAAGACAATGGGGTGGATTAAGGACAACGTTCTAAATCCGCTCGGTCATTGGTTGCAGAACGATTTTGCTAATGCATGGAGCAAGACTGTTGAGATAATAGGTCAAGCCTGGGATACCTTGAAAAAGGTTGTCGGTACACCCGTCAAGTGGGTTGTGGATACCGTTATCAACGGCGCGTTGATTGATGGGTACAACTCGCTAAATGACGTATGGAGCGGCGCCGATATTCCACGTATCAACACCGGTGGCATTCCGTCGTTCGACGTTGGTGGTTACACCGGCCCCGGCGGGAAATACCAACCCGCCGGTATCGTCCACGCGGACGAGTTCGTTATCCGTAAAGAGTCTCGCGCTCGCTTTGAGCGTGAGAACCCCGGCGTGCTGGATTACCTCAACAAACATGGTAAGATTCCTGGATTCGCTAACGGCGGGCGCGTACCTGGCTTTGCAGACGGTGGATGGGTACCATCTGATAAGGTCAAGGACGCTATCAAGAGGCAGAACAGTTCTCTTGATGCGCGCGCCGGTAAAGCCGTTGATGATGCTGTGGACTGGGGTTTTGACCGCGTAAAGGACGCGATTCTTATCCCCGTGGATACAGCGGCTAACCTCGCTAAAGACAAGTTCAAAGGTAATGAGTTTGTCGTTGGCGCGGTTGGTCTGGCCCAAAAGTCTGCACACGATATAGCCGATTTTGCGAAAGAGAAGATTAAATCTTTCGTGCCTAAGTTCAACCCCGGTGCGGGTGTTGAGCAATGGCGGCCAACCGTTGAGCAAGCTCTCGGTATCGCCGGGCTACCGGTAACACCTGATTACGTCAATGCGTGGCTGTCTCAGATTCAATCTGAATCTGGTGGCGACCCCGGCGTGACTCAGAACGGGTATGTCGATATAAACACGATTACGGGCGATTTGGCGCAGGGTCTCGTTCAGGTTATCGGCTCTACGTTCGCGGCTTACCGTGACCCGTCGTTGCCGAATGATAGGCGGCACCCGCTCGCTAACCTCGTTGCAGGTATGCGTTATGCGGCGGCTCGGTACGGACGCGGCGGGATGCTCGGTGTTATCGGACATGGGCACGGCTATGCAGACGGCGGTAGGGTTACCCCGGCGCTTTATGATAAGGGCGGGGTAATCCGGCGCGGTGTGCAGGTTATCGACCATCAACGCAAAGACCCGGATTATGTTCTCACTACTAAACAGTGGGAGAACATGTACAAGATAGCTGAGAATACAAGTAAACAGGTAAACAGCGGCATCACCATTGGCACCGTCCAGGGCTACACGGCTGAGGAGGTAGCCCGTGAGATTGAGCGCCGCCGTAGGCAAGAAGAGGCACTAGTTTATGGCTAATAAAGCGCCTGTGGTTCGACTTATAGACCCTACAGATGCGGAAGAACCGGTTTACTTGTTATCGACAGGCCG